CTGGTGATTGCCCCGACATTGAGTTGATTATAAAGGTGTGTAATAATGCACCATGTGCTGTAGTCAAAGCTGCTGTTGAAGACAAAGGACAGGTTTACTTCTCGCCCAAATTAGTTATTGGTACTACAAATATCAAGGGACTAACGGCGACGATACATAGTAACTGTCCGGAATCAATTCTTCGACGGTTTCCTTATGTTGTTGGGGTAAAACCCAAAAAACAATATCGGTTTGGAGATACTAACACTATGCTGAATTCGGAGGCTATCGACCCAGAGGCTGTTATTCTTGATGTGTGGGATCTTGTGGTCGAGAAGGTTGTGCTTGGTGTGAATCTTGATGGAAAACCTGAAGCTAAGTATGATGAGGTCATGTCAGGTGGTTTTCAAGATGTTGCAAAATTTCTCGCTGATGCTTATAGGAAACATAAGGTGATACAGAAGCGTGTTATAACGTGTGGGAAGAGTTTGGTTGAGGCTGTGTTATGCCCCACCTGCTCTGCCCTTGTGACTGCTGCATCTGTTGTCGATGAGCGGTGTCCCCACTGCCTTTTTGTTGATGTCGGCTTTTCTGAAGCGAAAGAGCAAATCGATCCAGGTGAGGCGTCTATTGTGAGAGCAATTAAGTTTGAGGAAGTCAAGCAGTGGTTTTTCAAAGTCGGCCGAAAGGTTGGAATTGCTAGTGACTACTTCGGTGAGGTGAAGGGTAGATTTGATTCGTTTTTAGTTCGTCTTACTACTACTATGTTGTATGACTACTTTCGTAGTTCGAAGGGTAGTATCTTCTATAGTTTTGACGATTTTCTAATGAATATTCCGATTCTTTCGTTGCTGAGTTCCAAGTGGGATGGAGTGTATTTTGTGCCAATGTGTTTTATTGTATATTGCATGTTGACCTTTATAAACTTCGTCGTACTTGGTAGTTGTTATTCCTCGCGCGTTTTGTTTTCTATGCTTATCTATGTCATGTTGCAGTGGCAGTATTCAAGTTGGATCCATCGGTCAGAGAAGATGCTTGGTGACAGGATTAAGTTCTATGTTACCACGTTTGCTCCTATGGCTACTAAGGTTGCCATTTGTGCTGCCATTGCGACAACTCTCAAGGTTGCCCTCGATATGGTTCGTGAATCACGTAAGAGTGAGTCTGAGCCTGTCAAGGTTGTTGTTGAGGATGTTGATTTGTCGTCGAGAACGTATTTGGCGTCGAAGTTTTCTGATGGAACCGTTTTCGTTGCGGAACAGGTTGAGAAGCCTATCTCCGCCTATCAAGGTGGTGATGAGGAACTCCCCGTACCGCGCGAACACGTGTACCCCGTTTATCATAAACAGACTACTACAACGCTGATTCAGATGGAGCCGAAACTCCTTCGTAACCAGCGTATTTTGTCGTTTGTGCATACGCGGAGCAATGGTGAAATCAAACCTGCGGCTCTAGCCTTGGGCATTTGTGACGATATTATTGTTGTGAATGCTCACGTCTGGAGAAGTAGGGTTGAGAGTAAATTTGTGTTTTCTATGACCAATCCCGCCAATCATATCGTCACTACTCGTCAAGAGATTGATGAGAGTGATGTTACTTTGCTTGGTGGTGACTTAGTTGCTATGCGTGTCGTTGGTGAGAGGTTTCCATCGCTGTTTGAATTCTTACCTGACAATTTGGACGAGGCTATCCAAGCTTTCGAACAAGCAAGTTGTTTGAGGTTTGGTGGTGTTTCTGTTCAGACAGGTGAGATAAAACGCGCAAGTGTTACCAACGTTAAGGTTACTGAGATGATATGTCCAGAGACGCGTCAGGCACTTGGTTTGGGAGGACGTTATGTCTTGGATAAACCATATTGTGTTGGTGGTGCGTGCGGATCTGTTACTTTTGGTAGTTCAGAGGGTCGTGTTCGGCTTCTGACTTTCCATAGTATTGGATGGGACTTCTCTGGTGGAAGATCTGGCGCGGGCTATTTCTTACACAAAGGTTTATTTGAATCTTATCAATCATTGAACGATGGAGTGGAGGTCATCATGCCATCATTACACCAGTTGGGTGTTGATGTGGTTATGGGTGATCCTCATCCTATGTCGATAGGTCGAGAGATTTTGAACGAGAAGCCGAGTGTGGAATGTTTTGGTCATGATAACATCCAGACCAAGCGCAAGGAAAGCACAGAGATTGTGCCTACTACACTTGGGATGGTGTTGAGTCAGTTTGGTGGTGAAGATTTCGTGTGTGAGCACAAACCTGCAGACATGCGTGGTCGTGAAGACTATTTGCGTACGTTGCGGGTGATCTTTGGTGCTAAGCCTGAAGTCATGAATGCTGGTGTTTTGATGCGTGCAGTCACTGATCTAACTAACCATTTGTCAAAAGCAATTGTTGAGGGAGGTGTGACGTCGCGAAAGTTGACGCTTGCTGAGGCCATTAATGGTTGTCCAGAGATGGGGATCGTTCCTACGAACCCTAAGAAGTCTATTGGATGGCCGTTATTTGGTCCCAAGATGAAGGGACTTGTAGGCACTGCTGGAAACTATTCGTTATCTCCTGCTGCGCAGCGTGATTACGATAGGCTTTTGGCATTGCTAAAGCGCGGGTGTGTTGAGACTCCAGTTTTCAATGCCACTCTTAAGGATGAGGCGGTGAAGATAACGAAGGTTAAAACTCGTGTTTTTTATGCAGGTCCATTTGTTTTCGGCCTTTTATGCAGGCAGTATATCTCACCGATTTTCTCGGCCTTGAGAAAGCTTGGATTTAAGTGTGAGACTGCTGTCGGTATAAATGCGTTGGGAGAAGCGTGGCATCACTTAGCATCGTACTTACATGTTGGTGAGGACGGTGTTTTGTATATTGCTGGTGATTTCGCGGATTACGATGCTTCAATCCCACCTGAGTTGGCCAAAGCAGCGCACCTTGTCATTTTGGCATTGGCGCGTTTGCTTGGTTTCTCAGATGAAGATTGTCTCATCGTGAAATGTCTGTTGATTGGGCTGTTGAAGAGCATTGTTAGGGTGCGTGGAGTGCACCTGTTCGTTAACGGCAGCAGCATGAGTGGCTGGTGCAGTACGACGGATTTTAACAATATTCTTTTAGAGCTCATTTTGCGGTATGTTTTCTTCATTCGCGCTCCTGAGCTTGACGGTTTGACGTTTGCTGACTTTGTGAACCTCGTTTGTTATGGCGATGATCATATTGCTGCCCTTCTGCGAGCGTGTGGTTGGTTTAACCAACTTGCGATAGCAGAAGAAGTGGCGAAGTTTGGCATGACGTATACGTCTGCTGATAAGGAGAGTGAATTGACGGAGTATTCTACCCGAGATAGTCTTGCATTTCTTAAGAGGAACTTCACATGGAGTGAAGAGTTCAAGAGATATGTGGGACAATTAGGTAGGGGTTCTATCAAGAAAGCTTTGTATTTTCGGAAGTTGAAGTCCGGGTGTTCGGAGATTGAACATTGTGCTGATGTTGTGGACAACTTTCAAAGGGAGTACGTGCTTTATGGCCGTGCTATCTATGAGGAGATGTACAAGAAGATGTTAGCGTGTTTCAACCGACCCATTCGGACTTCGAGTGGTGTCGCTATTCCATTGCGGTTTAAGACGTACGATCAGCGCCTTCGTGAGAAGAGCGTTGAGTATGATGTGGACCCTGAGGAATGCGATGTTGATT